GAGTCATGCAACCTTGCAACAATCTTTTTGCCAAACATTGAATCGCTAGCACAACTCATGGAAATCTCAAGACTTTTGTACATGGTGCAAAAGCAGATCACAAGGCTTTCGTACCCATATGAAAAAACAAACACTGTTGTTCATAAGAACGCAAGACTTGGACAGTCTGTAACTGGAATTTTGCAGTGCACAGAAGTTCAAATTGGATGGCTGAAAACGGCTTATGAATACTTGCGGGCGCTGGATAAAGACTACTCTCGTGAACAAGGCTTCCCTGAGTCTGTTCGCTTGACTACTGTCCAGCCATCTGGAACGCTGTCCCTACTTCCAGGTGTTACTCCTGGAATTCACCCAGCCTTTGCTCAGTACTACATTCGCAGGGTTCGGTTTAGTTCGGTTGACCCGCTTGTTGACGCATGCAGGAAGCGTGGTTATAAAGTTACTTGGGATATGGGGCTTGATGGTAGAGAAGATCACAGCCGATATGTTGTTGAGTTCCCATGCAAATCACCAGAGGGTGCAGTGTTGGCAGCAAACATGACTGCTATTGAGCAACTTGAATGGGTTAAGAAGATGCAGGCTGAGTGGGCAGATAATGCGGTTTCAGTGACAGTTTATTACCGCAAAGAGGAACTCCCAGCTATTCAAGAATGGCTAGCAAAGAATTATGATAAGAGTGTTAAGTCTGTATCGTTCCTTTTGCATGTAGACCATAACTTCCCTCTGCCCCCTTACGAGGAGATTACAAAGGAAGAGTATGACAAAACATTGTCAAAACTCAACCTTTCTGTACCATTGCAACAGATGTCAAGCGATTTATCAATTGAATTAGATGACTGTGCTACAGGCGCATGCCCAATTCGTTGATATCTGAACACTTGTGTATCATTTTTTAATAAAAGTGGTGTATAATTTACCGTATGTCGTCAAATATGATTAAAAGCAAAAACATCTGGGTTCCAGAAAGACCTCACGGTGTGTGTGTTTACTTTACTTCAAAAGATGAAGCCCTTTCAGATGGAGATGGAGGCGTGCTGTGCGCCGAAGGTCTTATGTATGACCTAGATGTTGAAAGAAGGGTTTTGGAAGCTGGTCGCTACTGGAGCGGTGATGCTGATGGTTTAGTTAAGTGGGTTGCTGGTGCAAGAAAAATCTCAGCATCAGAAAAGGATGATCAGGTTGAAAGGTTGAATGATGGTTTGATAGCTGATCCATTTGAAGATATGTATGACGATCATTTCTCAAACAGGAGCGCTAATGGAAAGTAAAACAGAGTTGGTTGAAGAAACAATTATTCTTGATCAAGAAATTGATGATATTTCATACATGGGGTTCACAAGTAAAGTTGAAACATTTGACCCGTTTGATTTAGTAAAAATTGACAGCCTTTCTCCAAAAATGAAGCGCAAAGCTGTGCGTCTTCAAAAGAAGCATGAAGGAGAAGACGGTACCAAGTCAAAATATGTTGATCCAGAAGTTGTAAGTGGATATTCACTTTACGACATTGTAAATCCTCCTTACGATCTAGATACGCTGGCTGGCTTGTATGATCAAAGCGCAATTCATTATGCAGCTATTAATGCAAGAGTTATGAACACAGTTGGTCTTGGTTACGAGTTTCAAGAGACACTAAAGGCTAAAAGAAGAATTGAAAAAGCGCAAGCTGGTGAAGAAAAACTTACAAGACTTCGCCAGCAGTATCAGGATTTAAAAGAAGATCTTGATGAAACATTTGAAAGTTTAAATATTGAAGAAACATTGATTGAAACAATGGTTCGTGTTTGGCAAGATGTTTTGACTGTAGGAAATGGATATCTTGAGATTGGTAGAAACAATGCTGGTAAGATTGGTTACATTGGGCATGTCCCTGCAACGCTAGTCCGTGTGCGCAGAAAGCGTGACGGTTATGTTCAGATTGCAAAAACAAATAAAATTCAAGCAGTATTTTTCAGACAGTTTCAAGATAAAGAAACTCCAGACCCAATTAATAACGATCCAAAGCCTAACGAATTAATCCACTTTAAAATTTATTCACCAAACAATACATACTATGGAATTCCTTCCGCAGTGTCAGCCGCAACAGCGATCATTGGTGATAAATTTGCAAAAGAATATAACATTGATTATTTTGAAAACAAAGCAATTCCCCGTTATGCAATTATTCTTAAGGGTGCAAAGCTTAGCAATAAGTCAAAACAGGAATTGATTAACTACTTTAGAAATGAAGTTAAAGGTCGTAATCATGGGACATTGGTGATCCCGCTGCCTGCCAGTCTTGGCTCAGACACTGATATTAAGTTTGAAAAACTTGAGGCTGGAATTCAGGATTCATCATTTGATAAATATCGTAAATCAAACAGGGATGAAATTCTTGTGGCGAACAGGGTGCCTGCTCCAAAGGTTGGAGTTTATGACAATGCAAACCTGGCTGTATCAAGAGATGCGGATAAGAGTTTTAAGATGCAAGTGATTGGACCAGATCAGGCAATTATTGAAAAAAAACTAAATAGGATTGTTGGCGAATTTACTGATCTAATGCAGATTCATCTTAAGAAGATTGACTTGGTTGACGAAGACATCCAGTCAAGAATTAACGATAGATATCTTAGGACAGAAGTTATTACGCCAAACGAAGTCAGAAGCCAGATCGGTCTTCCAGAAAGATATGATGGCGATGAAGTTCTTCCATTCCCAACGAATGTTAAGAAAGAACAAAATGATTCAGGCAAAAATGGTCCTGGTGCTCCTTTTGGAAATGATAACAACTCTGCATCAGAACCGCCTAAGTCACCAACAGGTGATGGGGCAACAAGCGACCCAAGAGCAGATGGAGCCCAAGCAGAGCGTGGTCAAAATCAAGATTCTGGAGTGAACAATGATTCAACCAGTAAGTTTAATCAAGGAGAATACAATGAGTGAAAGTAGTTTGGTATATTCAAACAAGAATTTAGTGACAGCAGATGGAGTTGTAAATATTGGACAACATACAAGTGAGCTGTATGTTTACAACAAGGGAGCTACTGATGTTGATATTAAGCTTAATGATCAATATACAATCCTCCTTCCAGCAGAGTCTACGGAATATATAGAAATTGATGGCGATTATACAACCATTCAGGTAGTCACCGCCTCTTCTGCTGTAGCAGTTTTTGCGTTAGGCTGATCAGAAGGATTAGGATAATTTGCAATAATTGTCAATATGATATATGCTTGTAAATTACGAGGGTTAAATGTCGGATTTTAATATTTCATTCCCAATTGATATGATTAAGCGGGAACAACGGATTGTAGTCGGCATTGCCACTGCAGACAATATTGACAAGGCTGGTGATATTGTTGACTTTGAGGCATCCAAGGAAGCTTTTGCAAACTGGGGTGGCAACATTAGAGAAATGCACGCCCCTGTTGCAGTAGGCAAGGCTGTCAAATATGAGCCAGTTGTTATTACTGGCGCTGATGGAACATCCTATAATGCTGTTAAAGTAGAAGCTTACATCTCCAAGGGGGCTGAAGATACCTGGCAGAAAGTTCTTGACGGAACTCTCCGTTCTTTCTCAATTGGCGGCAAAGTAATTGAAAAGTCAGAATCGGCTGACAAGATGTTTCGTGGTAAGCCAGTCAATATTATTAAAAAGTATGTTCTTGGCGAGCTTAGTCTTGTAGATAACCCAGCCAACGCTTTAGCCATTATTGATATTATTAAAGTAAATGATGAAGGCTTGCTTAAATACGCTCTTGATTGCGACCTTGATTGCCAATTGGCGAAAGCAAAGCAACCTATTAAAGATCCAAAAGGTGGTCTTACTGCTGCTGGAAGAAGGCACTTTAAAGAAACAGAAGGTGCAAACTTAAAGCCAGGTGTCCGTGGTGCTGCTGATACTCCAGAAAAAATGCGCCGCAAGGGATCGTTCCTTACAAGATTTTTTACAAACCCATCTGGACCAATGAAGAAGCCAAATGGTGAACCTACACGACTTGCGCTCTCAGCAGCGGCGTGGGGTGAGCCTGTTCCTCAGGATAGATCGGATGCAGCAAAGCTGGCTGCGAAAGGTCGTAGATTGCTTGAGCGCTATGCAAACTCAAAGAAAAAAGGTTTCTTAGAAAATGATTTTGACGAAGATTTGTTGGATGTCGTTTTGGAATTAATGAAGGATCAAGGCTGTGACTGTGGTTGCAATTCTTGTGAAGATGTTGAGAAAGATGCGTCTGTAACAACAGAAAATGCAGAGTCTAAGTATCCAGCAAGAAACGGTATCGCATCACCGACTGTTCCTCCTTTTCCATCTGGCTCCCCAAAGTTTAAGCCAAAAAAGAAAATTAAGAAAGAAGACAGTCCCTGTGGGGAAGGTTATCACCAAGAAGGTGAAAAGAAGGGTGCGGATGGGAACATGGTTCCAAATTGTGTTCCAAACAACCCTGCTCAAAAGACAACAAAAAGCGAAATGTCCTTACAAGACTGTGAGCTTTTTGATACAATTAAGGAGATGATTGAGAAAATGGATTCTATTATTCAGCAAGACTCT